GTAAGTTCTTTTTTATTATAAGCCACTTGTAGGATTTTTCTTTCTAAGTCTTCTTTATTTGCGTCTTTTATAAAACTGTGAGAACCATAGTAAGTTTTCCAATCGCTTTCCTTTTGTACTCTTTTAAATACAGGAGGACGACCTTTACCTTCCCAAAGTGCTTTTTCTTTTTTGCCTAATTTTTTCTTTAAATTGTAAATTAAAGATTTTTTACCAATATACCTTTTACCCGTTGGTAAATGTGTTGTTTGATAGATGAAACCAAATGCGTTCTCTGGGAGATCACTGATTTCTTGTATGTGTTTATTTTGATAGTTCCATTGCATTTAAGCAATGTACAAAAAATATTTTAGGTATCCCAGCGAAGTACAAAAGTAGTGTCAGTTTCATCAGAAGCTCTAACTGGCTGACCAAGTTTACCTACTACTAATAATTCGTTGTCTTCATTATAAAGACCAATTGTAGTAACATAAGGTTTAAATAATGAACCTGTTGCAAAATCAGCTAATTCATGTGAATCTTGGGTTCTAATTTTTCTTGCTGAAATATTTAATGTATCATTAAATTCATATTCATCTACTGTACATTGATATTCATTTTCATAAATTAAATGTGAACCTTGAAATTGAATTTTATTTTCTGTTGGTTTAAATACGTTACTTAAATTAAGCCTTGCAAGAGCTCTATTATCAAATCCTCCTGCAGTGGGTCCTGTACCTGCAATTGCAATATACACATATCTTCCATTTTTAGAAAATTTTAAAGCTTGAAGAGCAACTCTATCATCGTATTCTATAGTACCTGGAGCATTGTCATTACGTAAATCCATTTGTTGTAATATTCCTAATTTTTTTGCTAAGGCTTTAGATTTTTTATACTTGGCTGATGTTATATCAAAGGGAACCGTTAGTTTATATTCCCATATTCTAGGACCCTGTTGTGTAAGAGCTGGATCTGTTACTGCTATTCCAGGAAGCCAACCATTATTAGGGTCTCCAAAAGTTCCCCATCCTCCTTGTTTAAAACGAAATCCAAATGGTTGAGATATACTAGTCATTCTACTTGATAGATACATTCTAGTTCCTTTTTTATTAAAAGCTATACTTTTAACTTGTAGAGGAGATCCTTCAGGAGAAGGTAAATCCAATAAATCTAATTTTTTTCCTGAATGGTTATATTTTTGTGGAATTGCATTAGCTAAAGTACTGTCTGTTGTAGTACCTGTTTCACCATTAAGTTCAAAATAACCTGTTGTTTGAATGGTAGATATGTCAAAAGCTGTTGTTAAATTGTGTTCTATTATATTATAAGATGATTTAATACCATCATTTATAGCACCAGGATATCTAGTAGGGCCAAATTCATTATTATGAAAATTACCAGCATCCCATCTTACTCTATCTACTTCATGTACTGTAAAAAATTTTGTGCCATCTGTTGAAAACGTAAAAGCTTGTGGTGCTATTCCTCCCCATCGTTTATAATTTTGACCAGAATATGCACTATCATCATACTTTGCATTGTATTTAATGTATGTTGTGTCATATACTTTGGATTCTTCTAATAATAAAGAACTAGTTCCTGCAGGGTTGGCTTTATTAACTTTCGATCCACTAGATATATCAAAAAATTTATCTATAGGTATTTGAACTATTCCACCACGAACATGGTATTGTGGTTTTTGATATTGACTATAAGCACCATTAGCTGCATCTAATTCGGCCATAGTAGGATGTCCTGATGATGATAAATTACTGAAGCCTGTTCCTACAAAATATAAAGATGTTCCTGAAGGGTGAAATTTTATGTCTTTAGGGTTCATCCATAAGTAAGGAAGAGAAGAAGATATAACAGCGTATGTTTTTTCTGCGGCAGTAGCATTATCTATAGATGAAGTAGCTGAGTATAAATCAAAAGGTGTACTCATATTAAATTGATAAAGATGAGTAGGGAATTTATGTTTTTGATTAGGACTAGGTGCTCCTCCTGCATTTTGGTTAGCAACATAATATTTTGTTCCATCTGGTTTAATATCAAGTCCATTTGTAAAAGATAATGGAAGTGTTGGGTCAACTTGAGTGTAAGTGTAATTTTGAATTCTCTGATCAATAGTATCAGATCCATTAAAATCAAAAGGTTTTATGTTTAAAGAAGGTACATCTATATTTTGTATTGTTGGTTTTGTAAGTACTACGAAACCATTTTGATAGAATATATTTCCTACATAGGGAGAAGCATCTATACTTTCTGATATATTTTTTATAGAAGCTGTATTAAAATTATTATTATATATATTTATGCAACTTAAAGATCCATTAAAAAATCCTACATCTTTTAATGTATTATTGCCATCTTTTTTACTTAAAATACCTTTTGAACCTATATATAAATTAGCTAAATTTCTTGTTTCTTCTAAACTACTATCAGATGCGTCTACAATCTTATTTCCATCTAAATATATTTCCATCATAGATGATGATTTTTGGCATAAAATGTGGTGATGTTCAGGATGGCCAGAAGAACCTGTTAAGTTAGTACTTATAGTTATTGTGTTTTTTCCGTCTGATCTTGCAAAGTATAAAGATTGGCTTTGCATATAAATTTCAAATGGAAATTGAGGTTGAGATAATGTGTCTAAAGGTTGAGAAGAACCCGATTTTGCAGTGTTTTTAATTGTTTGGGTTCCTGGATTTAAATCACTTGGAGATACTGTTTGTGTTCCACTTTTACATACAATATATCGTTTTACTTTATCATATACGTAATTTTGTGTTCCTTTAGCTACTTTTCTTACAGGTAAAAAAGTTGTTACAGTTGGACCCCCACCTGTAAGAAAAGTATTAGGTAATGTTTTAGATGCTTGTCCCCCAGTAACTGAACCCGAAATATAATCGACAAAGAAATCTATATCGCTTGGATGTTCTGTAGATGTTAATAATCTACCTTCAACTTGATCTAAACCATGAGAATTATCTATATTTGTAAATAAAGGATTAGTTGTTAAATCAGGATTAAATATTTTTAAATTAGTGTCAGCTGAATGGATTTCTGTTATTGTAGGAATATACCAATCAGTGTATCCATTATGACTAAAATTACTCATAAAATTACCTAAAAGTCCAGGAGCATTTGAATCTGCATTTCTCATGTTTACAAGTTGTTGCTGACCATCTCCTATATTGGGTGTATTATTAAGTCCTGTTGTTACATTACCTACTCCTGCGTTTTGATTTGCTCCTAAAACCCCCCAAGCATATTGTATATTTTGAGCGTTAGAATATCTTCCTACAGCATTTGTTGATATTACATGAATATGGTTTGAATCTATATTATATATTATTCCTCCCCCAAATGGTTTTCCAATACTTGATGATTGGTTTAATATTTGATTTCCTATAGGTAAAGGTTCTACATAAAAAGATATTGAAAAATCTTCATTATTAAAATTGTACTTATCATTATGAGGTGCTTTTACATGTGAACCAATAGAGCTATCAAAATCTATAGATGAAAAAGTATCATCACCATCACCTAAAAATTCGTTTTTACTAAAATTAACATTATTATATTTAAAATTATTAAAATAATAGCTATCATCTACTTCTGATAAATTAATAGGAGTAGTATAGTTAGGTGTTTTATTTGGGTTTTCTACTCCCCTTCTCCAAAATCTTTTAGTTATACCTACTTTATTATCTTGAGGATCTGTTAATTTAACAGCGTATCCTGGAATAGTATCTAAATCATAAGCTTTAAAAGCTTTAGTAGGTTCTAATTTAAATACATTTTTTCTAACATCTGTAGGGTAATGGCTTAAATTAGTGCCACTAATAATAAGATTACCATGTGAGTCATCTATTATTTCATAATTACTTGAAGAAAGATGAAAATCTCCTGGTTTTATTTCATGTCCATATAAACCTGCGGGAATAGATATTATTTGAGCTTTTTCGTATAATTTTCTTTCTTGTTTTAAATAATTATTATATCCAAATCTATTAGAAATATCCTTTTTAAAATTTTTATAAAAAAGATGATCTAATTGATTATATTTAACTGTGTTGATAGTATCCGAACCATAATATGAACTTGCACTAGTATAAAGAGAAATGGATTCTGAAGTCCAACTAACTTTATGCCATGTTATTTTATTTTCTGCAGCGGACTGAGAACTAAAGTTATACTGTTTATGGGCATTAAAGGGAACTACTGAGTAGTCTTGAGCTGTAAACTTTTTGTATACTTCTGACATTTAGGGGCATTTTAGTAGTCTAATTTTACTCTAATAAGTGCTTCTTTTGTGAAATCTTTAACAACTGGTTGGCTTAGTTTTGCTACTGCTACTAAATCACTAGAATCATTATATAATCCTACAGTTGTAATGTAAGTTACAGGATTATTTATCATACTACTAAAAGATAAATTACCACTACCATCTGTAAATGAAGGGTTTGTAGTATAATTATATTCAAAGTTTTTAGCTCTTGCAAAATAATATTGTGATGTTACTTTTTCTTCAGTGTCTACTATAAAATTACCAGAGCTACTAATAGCGCAATATAATAATTCAGGATTACGTTCTTTTCCTGAATACATTACTCCTTCGTAATTTGTCATTTCTCCTCTATGTTTATTGGGGCCTAAAAATCCTGATCCTGAACCAAAAGCATCAGGATTTAATATAAGGACTCCTGCGTCTGGATAAAATAAACCATATGAACCACTTACTGTTTGTCCTAAAAGAGATCCTGACATTACACCACTAGATCCTGATACAATATTAAATTGTCTTCCTAAATTTGTAAGTTTAGCTGAACCATTTTGTGTAATACTATCATCAGTGAGTTGAAAATTATGATGAGTACCTGGACTTATAGCTACAGAAGCAGATAGTTGTAAATTTAAAGTACCTGGTTTTAGTGTTTGTTTATATCTTGCTCTTGCTACATTAATAACATAAATATCATCTGGAGTGTGAGTACCAAAAGTAAAAAATTGATTTTCATCTCCAAAAACTAAATTTCTGTAAGCACCATAAGTTACTCTAGATGCATTTTGTCCATGTGATCCACTGTCATTTGTAAAATCAGGAGAACCTGATCCTAATCTATTACCATATGCTATAGAATATTGTAATTCTGCTGAAGTGTCTGTTAAAACTTTATCATAAACATCTAGGTGAAAAAATCCTGAACTAGTAGGACTAATAAAATTATTTGCAGAACTTGTAAATGCTGTTTGTAAATTATTTGTATTACCACTCCATGTTGAAGTTACTAAAGAGTCTGTGCTTATTACTATATCTCCTTGACTAAATCTTGTTAAACTCATTTATTTTATTTTTATATACTTTCTGAAGGAAGTGCGTCAGAAACAGCTGCTGTAGTTATTGCTTGTTTCTTTGATACTTCAACAGGAATTGTTAATCTAGCTCCTGTATTTCTACCTTCAATTGTAAGGGTTGTTAATAATTTTTCATTTGATCCAAATAGAGATGTTGAGCTAATTCCTGTTATGCTAATTCCTTGTCCATTAACACTTTCTCCAACAGCTGTTGTAGCATAAGGTGCTGCCATTCTTGCTTGAGGTTGTGATTGTCCTACACTTGAGAATCTTGATACTAATCTTCTATCTGCTATAGTGAAATTATATCCATTTGGTTCTGCTAATCCTGTTGTTACACCATTGTAATTAAGTGTTTTAGGAGTAAGACTTCTTGTTCCTCCAAGACCTAATTTTATAATTCCTTCACCACCAAGATCTATAAATGGTATAACAGATGTTCCTCTGTCTAAAGTAATTAATTTATGACGCATTATATGATTTCCATCAGGTA